CGCCCGAGGAGCTGGCACACTACACGGCACCGGACGAGAACGGAGTAGAGCAGCCGATCCCGCCGAAGTCGGTGACGTTCATTCCGGCCAAGCTGACCGACAACAAGGCGCTGATGGCGGCCGACCCCGGTTATCTCGCCAACCTCCTGGCGCTGCCGACGGTCGAGCGCGAGCGCCTCCTCGGCGGCAACTGGAAGATCAGGCCGACCGCCGGGCTGCTGTTCAAGCGGGGCTGGTGCGAGGTTGTCGATGCCGTGCCGGCCAACGTCGTTCGCTGGATGCGCGGCTGGGACCTGGGCGCCACGCCGAAGACAGAGAGCAACGATCCGGACGCCACCGCGGGAACGAAGATCGGCAAGCTCGACGATGGCCGCTACATCGTCGCGCACCACACCAGCGATTTCCTCTCGCCCAGTGGCGTGGAGACGCTGATCAAGAACACCGCTGCGGCCGATGGCAAGGAAGTGCACATCTCGCTGCCGCAGGACCCCGGACAGGCCGGCAAGTCACAGGTGATCAGTCTGACGAAGATGCTGGCTGGATACACCGTGCGAGCCACACCGGAGTCGGGCGACAAGGTGACCAGGTTCTCGCCGTTCTCCGCGCAGGCAGAGGCCGGCAATGTGCTGGTGTTGCGCGGCCCGTGGAACGAGGCGTGGTTCTCGGCGCTCGAGGGCTTTCCCGACGCCTCCCACGATGACGACGCGGACAGCACCAGCCGGGCGTTCAACGCCATCAACGAAATGTTCCACTACGGACTTCTAGGGGTCGTTGGCTGATGGGCTTTCCGATCGTCGATACGCTCAAGAGCCTGGTGACCGGCCTCGGCACGTCGAAGGACAAGACCGTCAGCCAGTCCTTCGCACTGCGCCTACTCACGCCCGAAGACCTCAACGCCATGCACCGCTCGGATTGGCTGGCGCGGAAGATCGTCGACATCATCCCGAACGATATGACCCGCGAGGGCAGGGACTGGCAGGCCGAGGACGACCAGATCGAGGCCATCGAGAAGGTCGAGAAGGCGCCGACGATCAACCTCATTCCGAAGCTCAACCTGGCGATGCGCAAAGCGCGGCTGTTCGGTGGGGCAGCCGTCTATATGGGGATGAAGGATGGCCGGCCGGAGGAGGCGCTGGACATCGATCGCGTAAGCAAGGATGACCTGGCCTACCTCAATGTTCTCTCCCGTCACGAGATCACCTGTGGCCCGCTCGTTCGGGACGTGACGAGTGAGTTCTTCGGCGAGCCCGAATACTACGAGGTCATGGGCTCAACCGGCCTCTCGGTCCGGGTGCACCCCTCGCGGATCGTCCGCTTCATCGGCGCCAGCATTCTCGACGAGCGCCTGGCGGACTTTCAGGGCTGGGGCGACAGTGTCCTCCAGATCGTCTACGACGCAGTGATGAACGCCGCCTCGGCGCAGCAGCACGTTGCTGCGCTCATTCCTGAGGCCAAGACGGATGTGATCTACATCCCGAACCTCAGCGAGTTCCTGCAGCACGCCACGACCACGAAGCAACTCACCGACCGCTTCACCTACGCGAACACGATCAAGTCGATGTTTAACATGGTGCTGCTGCAAGGCACGGGGCAGAGCGGCACGAATGCCGGCGGCGAGCACTGGGAGCAGAAGCAGATCAACTTCTCGCAGTTGCCCGAGCTGATGCGCCAGTTCCTGCAGATCGCCTCAGGCGCCGCGGATATTCCGGTGACCCGCCTGCTTGGCGAGGCACCTCATGGCCTCAACGCGAGCTCCGACGGGGAATTCCGGGCCTACTACGACAACATCTCGGCGCGGCAGCGCACCGAGCTTGGGCCAGCCCTGCATCGGCTCGACGAAGTCATCATTCGCTCAGCCTTAGGGGACCGGCCCGAGGACATCTACTACACCTGGGCGCCGCTCTGGGGCCTCTCCGAAAAGGAGAAGGCGGACATCTTCAAGACCAAGGCAGACGCCGCGCGTGCGATCGCAGGGACAGGGACGAGCCCGCCGTTGATGCCGATCGAGGCCTTGTCAGATGCGCTCGTGAACACGTTCGTTGAGGACGGCTCCCTGCCAGGCCTTGAGGCTGCCATTGAAGAGTACGGGCGGCTTTCGGAGCAGGAGGAGGACGAGGAGGACGTGAGCGCTGCGGCAGGAGTGAGTGAGGCGGGCGGCTGAAACGAGCGCAGTTTAATCTTTCAGCCAAGGAGGATCGCCGTTCGGGCCATAGAAATAGTCGCGATCGATGTACCACTTACCGGAGTCCCAGGGACCGTAGACATAGTTCCGGTCTATATAGAACTTTCCGCTGTTTCGCGGGCCGTAGATATATCCGCGGTCGATGTAGAACTTCCCGTTGTCGCGGGGGCCGTAGATGTAGCCCCTGTCGATATAGTAGCGCCCACTTCCACTCATGCTCTCCCTCCCCCAGTCGAGGGAGCATAGCACTGGACACCACGAATGCAATTCACCGACGCTGTAACCGTCGCGGGAACGCGACGGCGCGATGACGGCTACCTTGTTGCCGATGCCCGGATCGCCCGGACCGGCATCCAGACCTATCTCGGAAGCGAGGTCGGCAAGCCGGATATGGCAATGGTGCGGGTTTACCGGCCCGGTGCCGAGGTGTTCTCCGAAGCGACCCTCAAGAGCGCCGCGCACCGGCCGGTGACCAACGACCATCCGCCCGAGCTCGTGAACTCGGGCAACTGGCGCGACTTCGCTGTGGGCCAGACCGGCGACGAGATCACCGGTGAAGCGATCTTCATCCGCGTACCGCTGATGGTGAGCGACGAGGCGGCGATCAAGGACATCGAGGGCGGCAAGCGCGAGCTCTCGGCCGGCTACACCTGCGATCTCGATTGGACCGGAGGCAAGACGCCGTCGGGCGAAGAGTACGACGCCATCCAACGCAATATCCGGCTCAACCACGTCGCCATCGTGCAGCGGGGCAGGGCCGGTTCTGAGGTTCGCATCGGCGACGGTGCGAAAGCATGGGGCCCCGCCCCGATCACTCCAACCATGGACAAGGAGACGCGCACGATGAGTGACGCACTTCGTACTGTGGTCGTGGACGGACTGTCGGTGCAGACCACCGACCAGGGCGCCCAGGCCATCGACAAGCTTCAGAAGGCCGTCGCCGACGGCGAAAAGAAGCTGGCGGACGCCAATAGGGCCCACGCCGACGCCATCAAGGCCAAGGATGCCGAGATCGCCAAGAAGGACGAGGAGATCGGCACCCTCAAGGCCGACCTCAAGAAGGCCCAGGACGCGGCTCCGAAGCCAGCCGACATCGACAAGATGGTCGCCGACCGCGCCCAGCTCGTCACCACGGTGAAGGCAATCGACGCCAAGATCGAGGTGGCCGGCAAGTCGGACGCCGACCTCCGCAAGGCCGCCGTTGCCGCCAAGCTCGGCGACGACATGGTCAAGGACGCTTCCGAGGCCGAGATCGCGGGCATGTTCCGCGCCATCGCCAAGGACGTGAAGCCGTCCGATCCGTTCGCCGCCGCCCTGAAGGACGGCATCCAGTCCACCACCGACGCCGACAAGGCGGTCACCGATGCCTACGCCGCCATGGTGAAGGACATGACGTCCGCTCACCTGCCGGCCAAGGCCAACTGAGGGGAGGCCTGAGACATGGCGACCTACCAGACGACCTACACCGAGGCCCCCCCGAAGGGCCTCCACGGCCAGATCGCGAACGAGGAGAAGAGCAACCGGATCAGCCGCACCGTTGAGGACGCGGCCGGCATCCGCTTCGGCCAGCCGGCCCAGCGGGGCACGGGCGACCATGGCGTAGTTCCGCTCACGACCGGCGAGTTCATCGGCATCGCGATCCTCAACCCGGCGGTGCCGCCGCACCCGACCCTCCCTGACGCCTACCCGCACTACTTCACCGGCGCCTTCCTGACGCAGGGCCAGATGTACGTGCTGGCGGGCGGCACGGTCACCGACGGTGGCGAGGTCTTCTACAACACCTCGACGCACCGCTACGTCGGCGCCGCGGGCACCAACATCGTCGGCCCCATTCCGGACGCCGTCTTCGACACCTCGGGCGGCGATGGCGACATCGTCGAGATCAGCCTGCGCAACCGGGCCACGATCCACCCCGAGGCCACTCCGTAAGCCCTGGCTCTCGAAAGGACACCAGCAATGAACCAGATCATCCAGCGGCCTTTCGCTGACGCGCAGGCCGCATTCCCCTTCGTGATCGCGCAGGGGCGCAACGTCGAGCAGCGCATCTATCAGCGCCGCTATCCGACCTTCAACTACGGGGCGCACGTTCCCATCGTCACCGAAGGGAACGAATGGGCCATCGGCACCATGTTCTTCACGGTCGACGTCGCCGGCGAGGCGAAGTTCATCTCGGGTGCCGCCAACGACATCCCGTTCTCGGCGGCCACCCGCGACCAGCACTCGCACGACTTCGCCATGATCGGCGCCGGCTGGGAGTGGAACCTGGAGGAAATCAACCAGGCCGCCCTCTACGGCATCCCGCTCAGCGACACCAAGGCCATGGCCTCGTCGCAGAATATCGAGCGGCTGCTGAACACGATCGCCATGCGGGGCCACAGCGAGAAGAACTGGACGGGCTTCGTCAACAGCCCGCTCGTCTCCCGCGTCGACGTGGCGGCCGACGGCACCGGCTCCTCGACTTACTGGTCGGCGAAGTCCAACGACCAGATCCTGCGCGACATCAACGACCTCATCTCGAGCGTCCGCGAGAACACGTCGGAGGTCGAGTGGATCGACGCCCTTCGTCTTCCGCCCGAAGCGTTCCGGCTGATCGCCACGCGCCGGCTGGGGCAGGGCGACGGCCTGCTGACCCTCCTCGAGTACATCCGCCGCAACAACGTCTACACGGCGGAGACCGGGCAGGCGCTCGACATCCAGCCGCTGCGCGAGCTCGCGACGGCCTCGCAGGACGGCGGCGGCCGCATGGTCGTCTACCGTCGTGACGTGGAGGTCCTGCGCTTCCACCTGCCGATGCCGCGCCGCGTGCTCCAGCCGCGTCAGAAGTCGCTCATGGGCTACGAGCAGGGCGTCATCGCCCGCACCGGTGGCACCGAGTGGCGTCTGCCGGGGGCTGCGGCCTACGGCGACGAAATCACCGCTCCGCCGGCTTGATGGGGGCTCCTATGAAAGTAACCAACAACAGCCCTGCTCTGCAGGGCGTTCATTCGGTCTCGGGCGTCGTCTACATCAAGCCTGGCGCCAGCCGTGACGTGGACTTCTCCGACCAGGGATTGAAGCAGGCAAAGCGTCTGCCGTTCCTCGCCATCGGCGCTCAGAAGGCGAAGACCGAGGAGTCCGTTGCCAAGGACTCGGCGTCCACCCTCGATGTCCTCGGCATGGCCGGCGACAATTTCATGTCGTTCAAGTCGGCCGCCAAGAAGGTGCTCGGCGATGCCACGCCGGACAAGAAGGACGACATCGTCGCCGCGCTGATCGACAAGCTCACCGACACCGAGCTCAAGACCTATCTCGGGTCAAAGGGCGTCGAGGTGAAGGATGAGACCCGCGAGCAGCTCGTCGAGCCGGCGAAGGCGGCTTAACGCCGCCGTTCAACCAACGTGCGGCCGGCGATGGTCACCAGAATGGCGTCGCCGGCCGTGTCTATCCAGCCTTTAGCTCCCAGGCGGCTGGCAAGTTCAGGTGGGAGCGAATAGTCGGGTTCCTCGCAGAGACGCGACAGCGCTGCAATCTCGCTCGGGTTTGCACCTTCCAACACGGCATCACGCAGTTGCATTCTTCGGTTCCTCTGAGGGGATATTGGACCGAGGCGGTGACTACGGCGGGGCAGGCTGGGCCTCGGTCCAAGCAGCTGGGTCCCCTGCTGCCGGTTCCGAAAATGCACACGATAAGAATTGGTTCCGTCGGAGAGTTCGATGGCCGGGTATGGCGACGATACGACCTTTCAGGCATGGCTCGATGCCAATGGGTACACGCTCCCCGACGGCTCGCCGACGCCGGCCGTCTTGCGTCAGCGCGGCTCGGTGTACATCGACGGCACGTATGGTGCCCGCTTCCCCGGCTCGCCAACTGACGGGGCAAGCCAGGAGCGCGAATGGCCGCGCACCGGCGCCGTGGACCGCTATGGCAACGCCCTCGACCCCAACACCGTGCCTCAGCGGGTGATCGACGCCAGCTACATAGCCGCTTATCAGGAGGCGGTTGAGCCTGGCAGCCTCTCCGCTTCCGGCTCCTCCGCAGCGCGGGTGAAACGCGAGCGCGTCGAAGGTGCTGTCGAGGTGGAATACCAATCCACGGCGACGGGTAACGATCTTGTTGCCGATTTGACGCCGATCCTGACCAGCATCGAAGGCATCCTTTCGCCGCTGCTCGTCACTGCCAGGCTCATCCCGGCCATAGCGATCGTCTGATGGCCAAATTCAACTACGCCCGGATGCAGAAGACGGCCTCGCGCCTGCTCGACAGGTTCGCGCAGGGTACCGTGACGCTGACCCGGCCGGGCGGCACCACGCCGGGCCCAAACCCATGGGACCCGCCCGTGGTGACGGAGCCTGTGATCTACACGCTCGATGCCACGGTTAAGGGTGTCAGCGAGGAGTTCGTCGACGGCACGACCATCCTCGCGACGGACCTCGAGGTGACGGCAGCCGTGCTCGGCACTGAGCCTGACCCGGCCGACACGATGGAGATCGATGGCAAGGCGGTCACCATCGTTCGGACGATGAAGCTGCCGGCGGCAGGGACGACGATCGCTTGGAAGTTTCTGGTGCGAGGGTAGGTGAGATCGCTCGAGGCGATCTCACCTGATAAGGCCTAGTTCCCGCCGGGACGCTCCGATGCGGCGCGGTCACCGCAGCGGCTACCGTCAGCAGCACGGTCAGACGGCACGTTGCAGTTGCCGGCATAGACAATGCTCGTCATCGAAGAGAGCGCAATAAGCGCTGCAATAAACAGTTTCATCTGAGTTTCTCCCCCAAGTGGCAACATTGCCACTGATCCTCCTGTGCAACTATTTCTGAGCATTCGCAAGAGGGACCTACTTAAAGGTGGCGATCAGTGACGAATAAACCTTCGAAATTTGCGTTGCTGCTTGATCGATACCACCCAGTTTTGAGAGCTGCCTTTCTTGATGCCATCGCGGACATCCGCTCACAGGTAATCCTGCGGCTCCTGGTTGAGCGGCTGGAGCGGAGTGACGTGCAGGGCGCCCTCGACGTGCTCAACATCGAGCGGGCGGCGTTCGGAGGGCTGGAGATCGCCATTGCCGAGGTCTACAACGCCGGCGGCATCGGCATGGCCGAGGAGATGCGCCTGCACGATCCTGAGGGCAACCGCGTCGTGTTCCGCTTCGGCGTCCGCAATCCCGAAGCCGAGGCATGGCTGCGCGAACACTCCTCAAGGCTCGTGACGCGCATCGTCGAGGACCAGCGCGTCGGCATTCAGTTGGCGCTCTCTGAAGGCTTGATGCAGGGGCAGAACCCGCGTACGACGGCCCTGGACGTGGTTGGGCGCATCAACCGCATCACCGGGAGGCGGGAAGGTGGCCTCATCGGCCTGACGGCGCAGCAGGAGCAGTTCGTCGCGACTGCGCGTCAGCAGCTCCTATCCGGCGACCCGGCCCAGCTGCGCGCCTATCTCACGCGCGAGCGGCGCGACAAGCGCTTTGATCGTGCCGTGGCGAAGGCCATCCGCGAGGGCAAGCCGCTCGACCGAGAAACGGTGAACCGCATCGTCGGACGGTATGCTGACCGACTTCTCGCCCTTCGGGGCGAGATGCTGGCCCGCAGCGAGACGCTGACCGCGCTCAACGGTGCCCGCAACCAGGCCATGCGCCAGGCAATCGCCGAAGGCAAGGTTCGCGCCGAGTTCGTGTTCAAGACCTGGCGCGCCACACATGACGGCCGGACCCGGTTCACGCATCGCGTGCTGGACCGGCAGCGAGTGCAAATGGACGAGGCTTTCGTGTCGCCGTCGGGCGCGCGGCTGATGTTCCCCGGCGATCCCGCGGCGCCGGCCCATGAGCACGTCGGCTGCCGATGCACGATGGAAATGACCATTGACTTCTCGCGCCAGTTGCTTGCCCGGCGCGCGGCATGACGTTCACGGCGGAAATCGAGGACTGGGCCCGCAAGGTCCTGGGCGCCGAGGAGGCGATCTTCAAGGAGGCCGCGCAGGAACTAGTGAGCGAGCTCAATTCACTCGTTCCCGTGGACACCGGGTTCTTGAGAGCCAGCCTGCAGGCGTCCACCTCGGCGATGCCGGTGTTGAGCCGTGACAATCCGGGCGGCACGTTCGCCCCCGACATGGGGGAGATCGTTCTGGTGATCGCCGGGGCGGATCTGGGTGACACGATCTATCTCGGGTACACGGCCCGCTATGGTCCGCACGTTCACTACGGGGCCAACGGTCGACCGGGAAGGCCTTGGGTCACCATGGTGGCGCAACGGTGGCCGCAAATCGTTGAGGCTGTTGGCGCGAGGGTCAAGGCTCGGCTGGGCCTTTGAACGGCTCCTGGTCGGCCTCGGCAGCCTTGAGTACGCCCATCTGCAGCAGGACGAGGGCGCGGCGCGCAGCGGTCAAGGCGGTATCGCCGGCAGTCGTCGTGCCTCGGGCGCCCCCAAGCACCTCTAGAGCCGCGTGAAGGCGGTTCCAGACCTCTTCGTCGTTCAGTGGTTTCTCGTAGGCCATCGGGCCGGAAGGTATCAGCATGGCCGAAACAGTGGAAGGCAGCATCTTGCAGGCTCTCTTTGCCCGCGTGTCGAGCCTCGTCCTTTCGCCGGCTCTGCCGGTCGCTTGGCCGAACGTGACGTTCGTTCCGCCGGCCAACCAGAAGTTCCTCCGGGTGCAGTTCGTGCCCAACATCAACAACCGTGTCCTCATCGACAGTGACGGCCCGCACCAGCGGCTCGGCCTTCTCCAAATCAGCGTGCAGTGGCCCAAGGGGCTGGGGGAAGCGCAACCGCGGGAACTCGCCGGCAAAGTGGCTGAGCATTTCCCCACGGACCTGCGGCTGACCGCTGACGGCCTGCAGGTGCGCGTCACCAAGGCAGCCGACGTCGCCGACCTCATCGTCGAGGACGCCCGTATCCAGATCCCCGTGATGGTCGCGTGGGAGTGCTGGGCTTAGCCCAAAGCGTTGGAAATTCAAGGGCCAGCATGCCATAATTGGCAAGCCGTCGAGGTGCTACCAACACGCTCGACGGCTCTAACCGAAACGACGATGGAGCGTCGAATGGCTGAGGCCAAACTATGCGCAGTCGAAGGCTGTCGCAATCGGGCACGCACTCGTGGCTGGTGCGCGATGCACTACAAGCGTTGGCGGCGACACGGCAATCCGGACACACGCCGGAGGATGGCTAACGGCGAACTCAAGCGGTGGATTGAGAGCCACTCGTCTTACCAAGGCGATGAATGCCTGATCTGGCCGTTCTGGCGCGACAAATACGGGTATGGCCCCATCCGGCAGATGTGCGAGATAGCTCACGGCCCGCCGCCTTCGGCGGGGCATCAGGCCGCCCATTCCTGCGGCAATGGTCACGAGGGGTGTGTGCACCCCGGCCATCTGCGTTGGGCAACGAGGCGAGAGAACCAGGCCGACATGATCGCGCATGGGCGATCTGGGCGGGGTGAGAAATCGCCACTGGCAAAGCTCACTGAGCAGGATGTCAGAGAGATACGCTCTATGGCGGGCCTCGAGCCTCAGCGCGTCACGGCCGCTCGATACGGCATCCGTCATTCTGCGGTGGGTGCGATCCAGCGGCGCGAGCGCTGGGGATGGTTGGAGTAGGCGGCCTAGCAGATCGAGATCAGAAAACTTAGGGCGTCCGTTGTGGGCGCCTTTTCTTTTGGAAAGGAAACACACAATGGCGACCTTATATCCAGTCGCGGGCGCCAAGATTTACATCGGCCCCGCCATGGACCTGCCCGACGAGGACATGATCGCGTCGGATTTCGACGGCATCCCCTGGACCCAAATCAAGGGCTGGACCCAGTGCGGCGCGCTCGGCGATACCGCCGCGCTCATCACGACGCAGCTCATCGATCGCAAGCGCGACGTGAAGCAGAAGGGCACCCGCAACGCCGGGCAGATGCAGAACGTCTTCGCAGTCATCGCCGACGATCCGGGCCAGATCGCCGCCATCGCTGCCGAGAACACCAACAACAATTACCCGTTCCGCATCGTCTGGGATGATGCGCCGGCCGTTGGTGCCAACCCGACGCCTTCGGAGCACCTGTTCATGGGGCTCGTCATGTCCTCGCAGGAGGCCGGGGGTGGGGCGAATACGGTCAAGACCCTCAACGTCACGCTCGAGATCAACTCCAACGTCGTCAGCGTTGCGCCGACGTCGAACGCCGTGGCGCCGGCAAACACCGTCCTGCCGGCAATCACCGGCACGGCGCAGGTTGGCCAGACGCTCACTGCCTCGACCGGCACCTGGTCCGGCACCCCGGCGCCGACCTACGCCTATCAGTGGTTCAGTGATGGCGTCTCGATCCCTGGCGCCGACGAGAGCACCTACGTGCCCGCCGTCGGGGACGTCGGCAACGTTATCACCGTTACCGTCACCGCCTCCAATGGTGCCGGCACGGCCCAGGCGACGAGCGCCGCGACCGCCGCCGTCATCGCCGCGTAAGGAGACCTCCATGGCAACCAAGAAGAACGTTCCGACCGAGCCGGTCGACCTCGCCAGCTTTGACGAGATGGTCCAGCGACAGGAAGAGGGCATTTCTGTTCCGATCATGGGACCGGACGGAAAGTCGCCGCTCGGCTTCTCCATCCGCGTGGCCGGGCCCGACAGCTCGCGCGCCAAGGAGGCGCAGGAGGACCTGGCCGACGAGCTGATCGCGAGCGAGAATTTGACGCGTCTGCAGGCACGGGAAGTGGCGGAACGCGGGTTGCGCTTCCTCGCCAAGGTGACCCTCGGCTGGGAGCCGGCGATCATCCTCGACAAGCAGGAGCTGGCGTTCAGCGAAGAGAACGCGATCAAGCTCTACACCCGCTACAACTTCATCAAGGAACAGGTCGACCGGGCGGCGGGTAACCGCACCCGTTTTACCAAAGGCTGATTGCGGCAACGGAGGCTGCCGTCCAGCGGGTCATTGACGGCGGCCGGGGTTATCCCCCGACCGTTGCCGAGCGCGTCTGGTCGGCCTTCTGGGACATCGACCGGACGCGAAGCTCCAACGGTTTCGGCTGGAATGCGATCAGCCACCAAGACATCCTCGCCTTCGAAACGATCTCGCGGCTCGAACTGCGGGATTGGGAGCGCCGAGCGATCCTGCGAATGGATCGCATCTGGCTCCCCCACATCAACCGCTCGCCCGACGAGCAATCCCCCCAACCCAATGTCTCCGCCCAGAAGATGACCCCTGGTCTCTTCGGTGCGCTCTTCGGAAAGGAGTAGGTCATGACGAATGCCGTCCTCGGCTTGACCGTTCATTCCGAGCAAGCCGCTGCCGCCGCTGTCGACCTCGACAAGCTCACCGCGAGCGCGGGCCGGGCGGAGGCATCCACGCAGCGGTTGGCGGCGAGTTCGCGCGCCGCCGATACCGCCACTGGCCAGCTGGCCCAGGCATTGGCTAGCGAGAGTGCAGCACTGGGCGCAATCGAGCGAGCGGCAGGCCTCGCGGCCGCCGCTACCGGCCGGGTCGGTTCGGCGGCTAATGCGGCCTCGCTCTCCATGGGCGCCGGTTCGATGAACGTGGCCAATCTTGCGGCGCAGTTTCAGGACGTTGCAGTGACCTCGGCAATGGCCATGCACCCGCTGCAAATTGCGCTACAGCAGGGTACGCAGATCTCCGCTGTTCTCGGACCCATGGGGGCCTCGGGCGCACTGAAGGCACTTGGCACGGCGTTCATGTCCGTCATCAGTCCCGTGAGCCTGGTGACCATCGGCCTCGTCGGGCTGGTCGCTGCGGGCTTGCAGATGGTGGATTGGGCGTGGGTTGCGGAATCTGCCCTCAACGCGGTGGCGGACGTGCTCGTGCCGATCGCGCCCTACGCAGCCGCTGCCGCCGCTGGACTTGCCCTGTTCTACTCTCCGGCGATCATCGGCGGCATCGCCACGGTCACCATGGCGCTGGTAGGGCTGGCCCGGCAGGCTGTCATCACGGGAGCAGCTCTTGTTGCTGCCAATCCAGTCGGCGCTCTGGCCCTAGGCTTCGCCGCTGCCGTCACGGCGGCGGTGATCTTCCGGGACGAGCTCGCCCGCATTCTGGGGCGCGACATCGTTCAGGACGCGCATAACGCCGTCAATTGGATCATCGGCGCTTTCGTCGGCGGATTCGAGACAATCCGCGCGACTTGGGCGATCTTGCCGGCCGTGATTGGCGACGTCGTCGTTCAGGCCGCGCAGGCAGCGGTGAACGGCGTGACCGAGATGATCAACAACAGCCGGGCGCAGATCATCCAGTTCCTCACCTGGGTCGGTTCCGTTGCGACGGTCATCCCGGGCGTCGGCCCATCTGCAACCGGGGTCGCTGGGCTCCTGGCGAACACCGGGCCGCTCACCGCTCCGGCCATCCCCAATCCGAATGCCGGCGTAGCGGCCCTTGCAGGTAGCATCGGCAGCAACGCGATGAACGACGCCATGAGCGTGGATTATCTCGGTCAGGGGATCGATCTGATCCAGCGCTCTGCCTCTGGCGCCGCCGATGCTCTGCGCAATCTCGCCAGCGGCATCGGCGAGAGCGGTGAAGCGAGTGACAAGGCTGCCAAGGAGGCCAAGCGCCAGGCTGAAGCCTATCAAGACCTGACGAGGTCGGCTGAACAGTTCATTGCGGGACAGCAGCTTGCGGCGCAGACCCTCGGCATGTCCAGGGAAGCTGCAAATCGTCTCCGGTATGAGCAGGACATGCTCAACAAGGCTGCGAACGACAACATCGCTCTGACAGCCGCGCAGCGTCAGGAAATCGCCGGGCTGGCCGCAGAGATGGCGGCCACCGAGGAAGCGACTCGGCGCCTGACCGAAATCTATAACCTCGGCAAGGAGACTTTCTCCGGCTTCTTCTCCGACATAAAGTCCGGGCTTCAGGAAGGGAAAACCTTCTGGGAGACCTTCGGCAATGCCGCGGTCAACGCTCTCGACAAGATCGCCGACCGCGCTTTGTCGATGGCTGCAAATGGCATCTTCGACATGATTTTCGGCTCGCTCATGGGTGGCTTTGGTGGCGGAGGAACCATGGGAGCTTTCGGACGCAGCGCGTCGACGCCCCTCGGCTACGGCGGCACCAATGGCATTTATCTCGGTTCCTTCGCTTCCGGCGGTTCCGGCGTCATCCCAGGCTCCGGCCCGACGGATAGTGTTCTGGCAATGGCTCGTGTTACGCCGGGTGAGGCCTATGCCTTCGGCCCCGCTGCCGAACGGGGAGGCACTGGCGCGTCTTCAGGTGCGGAAGGCGGCGTCAGCGTCGTGCGCATTGAACTGGGCGACGGGCTGAAGGCGGAAATCCGTCAGGAAGCCCGAGGCATCGCGATCCAAGCGGTGCAGGCCAACGAAAAGAACCGGAAGAGCTACTGGAAGGACGGGGGCAACCCGATCTGATGCTCGTCGACTAAGAATGGCGACAGGTCTTCATGCGCCGCTGCGCTGATGAAGGCGCTCAGTTTTCGTAGTGCCAGTGTGGTCAGCGAGTCGATAGTCGCCCCTTCATCCCAGCGGACGCCGACCGTCATCTGGGAAAATACGGCGATCCGAGTTCCGGATCATCAAGCATCAAATCGAACGTAAAGTTGACGCGGTTCCCCTCCCGGAGCGGGAGCATCTTCTCAACGACAATGGACACCAGCTTCAATTGGGATCTCCGATGAATTTGCCCGCCTGTTATAGCGTCGTCCAGAGTGGGGGCAACTGATGCCGACGGTCCTGCAACTCCCCGACATCATCGGCTGGAAGCAGGTCCAGTTCGACCCTATCCAGCCCCGCGACGTCGACCGGATGGAAGGGCGCCGCACCGAGGCCCAGATATTCGGCACGCCGTGGTGGAGAGGAACGTGGCAGGCCGGCTGGCTGAACGAGATCGACTACGGGAAGATGGACGCCTTCATGATGAGGGCAGGGGGCATGGGCGAGGTATTCCGAGCCTATGATCCGTTCCGTCCCCGTCCGATTGCTCACGACAATGGGCAACCGCTTTCCGGCACCAATGCCGGCGGAGGCCCGTTCAATGGGACCGCAGTCATCACTGCCCGCACCGCGACGACACTCAGCATCAGCGGCCTGCCGGCGAACTTCCAGTTCCGCGCCGGTGATTATGTCGAGGTGGTGAAGTCGGCCACTGTGATCTCGCTCCATCGCATCATCGAGGACGTGCAGGCCACTTCTGGCGGGACGGTTGTCCTGACCATCCGGTACGCCCTCGACCTTCAGACCTTCACGCTGCCCCTGACGGCCAATTTCGAAAAGCCGTCCTGCCTCATGCAGATCGATGCCGGATCCTATCAGGGCCAGAAGTCGTGGGGGTCGCGTTCGCCGTCCTTCTCAGCCACAGAGGTGTTTTACTCATGACCCTGATTCCCAAGAACTGGATCGTCGTTCCTGCGAACGACCCTCGCCCTGCCGCAGCCCTTTGTGGCCTTGGTCTGTTCAAATATGTGGTGGCAAACTCATGAGCCTAGACCCTGCCGTCGAGGCGCTGCTCGAGCAAGGGCAAATCGTCCGCCTCGACCTCATCCGCTTCGATTTGCCGGGCAAGACCGTCGGCTATCATCGTGGCGGGCGCCCCTACACCTACAACGGTCTGGAGTACCTGCCGAACCGCTGGCTCGACATGGGCGATATGAGCCAGTCCCTCGGCGTGGCAGTCACCTCGCGCACCATCCGGTTCTCGGATGTTCCGACAGACGACCCTGACGACGCGATCGCCAGGATCGAAGACTATGCCTACACCAACGCACCGGTGATCATCACCCATCTCGCAGGCATTCCCGAGACCAACGAGGTCGTCGGGATCCTCGCCTCCTCGATCTATGAGATCGATCAGGTCCGCTACTCCAAGAGCGAGGTGGACGAGAGCGGGCAACGCACCATCACGCTGGAGATCGACCTCGAGCCTCCGGGGCGTTCGGCGCGAGGCGCCACCCACGTCAAGCGGTCTCAGGCCGAGCAGCAATTCGACAACGATCCGACGGACACTTTCTTCGAGTACGCCTCGACGACGGCGTCCGTTCCCGAAGAGTGGGGGCAGCGCAGTGGCTAGCCGTTTCGAGATCGTCTCGGCGGTGATCGAAGCCGAGATGGCCAAGCCCTATTCGCATTGGCCGCACGCCGATTGCTTCTTCTTCGGCTGCCGGGTGGCGGATGCCCTCGACCCGTCACTCGGGTTGGAGAATGCTTACAAGGGCTCCTACAAGACGCTGCGGGGCGCACAGGTGGCCCTAAGGCGCCGGGGCTGGAAATCCCTTGTCGAACTCTTCTCCGCCCATCTGGAAGTAATTGCGCCGGCTACAGCACGGGTCGGCGATATCGGCGTGCTCCAGATCGGCAATGCAGAGCACGTGGCCGTGTGCACTGGCATGCGCTTCATCACCAAGACGGCGAAGGGCAGGTCATTCCACGACCTCGCCGAAGTGAAGGCCGCGTTCCGCGTCGGCTGAATATCCCAAGGGTTCCGTAGATGGCTATTTTCACCGCAATCGGCGGCGCGATTGCGACTGCGCTGTTTGCTGGCTCGACGATAGCCGTCAGCCTCATTGCCGGTGGCCTCGCGTTCGGGGCAAGCCTGCTCCTCAGCTATCTCAACCGGACGAAGCAGCGCACCTATTCCGCCGTTCAGGGCGAGGTCCAGTACGGCGCCGACGTGCCGGCAGGGTCCCTCTATGGAACAGGTAAGCTCAAGGGGCACCGGGTCTTCTATGCCAAGTGGGGCAGCGGCAACAAATACAATGCCGAGGTCTTCGCGCTCGCCAACGGCTGGTGCGACGGGCTGGAGCCGGAAATCTACTTCTACGGCAACCGGTACACCCTCTACTCGCGCCCGATCATCGGCAACGAGGCCGCGCACTATGGCGTGAACGGCTTCGAAGACCTGATCTCGATCCGCTTCTATGACGGACGTCCGGGGCAGGGCCCTGACATGAAGCTCGTGGCGGACACCGCGGGCTCCGGACAGACGTGGAAGGCGACCTCGCGCGGCTCCGGCATCTGCTACGTGGTGGTCGAACGCAGGTACGATTCCGATTACTTCGACAAGGGCCGGCCAGAATTCGAGTTCGTGCTGCGCGGCCTGCGCGAGTACGACCCGCGCCAGGACTCCACCGTTGCCGGCGGCTCGGGTCCGCAGCGCGTCGACAATCCCGCCACCTGGGTCTTCACGCGCAACCCGGCCGTCCACCGGCTGAACTATCAGCTCGGGGTGCGCGGGCTTGTCTCCGGCCGCACTGTCATTGGTGAGGGAAAGAGCCTCGGGCAGTTGGACCTTGCGTCTTACATGCCGGCGATGAACGTCTGCGACACCATTCGCCCGTTCACCGGCAAGCCGACCTACCAGGCCGCGCTCTATGTCACCGGCAACGATGACCACACGGAGGTGCTGAAAGAGTTCGACGACGCCATGGCCGGCTATGCGCTCAACAGGCGCGGCCTTTCCGGCGTCATTCCGGGTGCCCCCCAGATCCCCGTGGCCAACATCACGGCCGCGGATATCCCGATTGATCGCGGGCAGCAGCTTCAGCGGCGCAAATCGGCCTATGACCTCTACAACTACATGTCGGGCCAGTACATCGAGCCAGAGAGCAACTGGAACGCGGAGAGCCTGAACCCCGTCTTCGTCAACGCCGACGTGGCGGCCGATGGGGGCAAGGTCCGGCAGACCTCCAACGACTTCCTACAGGTCACCGATCCGGACATCGCACAGTACCTGCTCGACATCCGCTATCGGCAGAACCGCAAGGGCGGCTCGGCTACCGTGCCGGTGTCGCGTCGTCTGGGCTTTCAGGTGCAGGAGGGTGACTGGGTCACCTTCGACGGCGCGACGTGGCTGGTCAACAAGTGGCTGTGCGACAGCAACTTCGAGATCACGCTCGAGCTCGCCGAGACCGGCGCTGACGTCTATTCGGATGCGGGTATCGAGCCCGGCCCGATCGTTATCCCCAAGCCGCCGCCGGTCAATCCGAGCCTGCTCTCGACGGTGCAGAACTTCGACGTCGAGGTCGGTTTCATCAAGGACAGCGCCGGCAATGAGATGCCTGCGCTGCGTTTCACCTGGGACCCGCCTGAAGACCCGTCCATCACGCAGGTGCGGTTCTTCTATTTCGTCGGCACTGATCCCACGGGCCAGACGGTCTATCAGGATTACACCAGCGAGCCAGAGGACGGCGAGTACACCACGACCAAGAACGTGGTGCAGGGCGTCCATTACACCGCTCGTGCGACCATCACGACGGTTCCTGACCGCCTGAAGACCTACACGCCGTGGGTAACGACGGAGGAAACAACTGGCCCCTTTGATGCCTATTCCAGCGTCGACCTCGACAAGCTCGACCAAGACATCAAGGGCTATCTCAACTGGATTGGCGAGAACACGCGGGAAATCCTGCGACAGGCCCAAGAGCTCGCAACTGCGGCGGCAGACGAGACGCTGGCGAACTATTCCGAGCACCAGCAACTCTACCGATCGATCGCGCTGACGGCCGAGGGCATCAAGGCCGCCTACACCGAGGCGATCACCGTTGCTGTCGGGCCCGGCTCAGCCATCGTCAGCCGCATCGAAACGCTCGAGGTCAAGGTCGACACTGAGATCGCCGAGGCCATCTCACTCCTCCAGACCGAGATCGACGAGAAGACCGGTGCACTCGCCACGGCGATAACCTCTCTCTCGGCCGGCTCCGTTGACGGGGATGTGGCGACCGCCAACTTCCGCATGTCGGCGTCATCGGGGCCTGCGGGCTACGCCGCCCGCATCGCGATGGAGGCCCGTGCCGGCGGGGCAGGTGGGTGGCGTGGAGCTTCGCTCTTCCTCGACGTTCCCAACAACCTCGTTGATCCGACGCGGGTGGTGGTGACCGCTGACCAGTTCGTCGTCACCAACAACATCAATGTGGGCACGCCGTTCATCTTCGACGGCACCGCACTGCGGGTTGGCACTGCTCTGGTGAACACAGCCTCCATTCTGGATGCTGCGATCACCAATGCCAAGATCGCTAACCTGGCGGTGGATTCGGCGAAGATCGCCACGGCAGCGATCACGACGGCAAAGATCGGCGACCTGCAGGTCAACACCCTCAAGATTGCCGACGGCGCCGTCACGACGATGGTGCAGGACAACCGCGGAGACGTCGGGATCGACGTCAACAACCCGCAGAGCGCCCAGGCTGTCATTCCGAACTATGCCGCTGGTCCGGTGCAGATCATGGTGACCGGCGCGATTCCCGATGGCCAGGAGGGGCTC